TATCCGCTATCGGTGGATGCCCACGTGTTCAGCCTTGCCGAGATTCGGCCGCTGATCGCATCTACCCATTTCCACTCGCCCAACTCCCTTGAGGCGGGGTTGCAGAACTACGTCCACATGTTCCTGCCGCGATATGGTCTGTGCTACCGGGCGGCGAAGGTGGTCAACGTCCCGTGGACGCGGGTGCAGGTAGACTGCGACAACAGGTACGACCACCACCACACCGCCGACGACCTGCTGCGCTACTGGGAGATGGGGCAGCGGATTGACCTGCAAGACTTGGATGGGTGCTTCCCCAACAGCGTTCACCAGGAGTTCACGTTGATGCTCGAGCCGAGGGATGGGGCAGCCAAGTGAGCCGCAACGTCTACATCACCTTCAGCGGCGCCCCGTATGAGGCAACCACCGCTGAAATAGTCAAGCGGGGGCCATCGATGGGGGCCGATGCGGTGTGGGTATATGACGACCGCTGGTTGATTCACACCGAGTTCTATCGCCTCAACCGCAAGTTCTGGGACCACCCACACAAACGGGGGTTCGGGTGGTACATCTGGAAACCCTACATCATCATGCACGCCCTCAGCCGCCTCGACCCGGGCGACTGCGTGCTATACACCGATGCCGACACCTACCCGCTGGCTTATTTCGGCAACCTGTTCCACATTTGCAGGCGCGACGGTGGCATCATGTTGTTTGCCTCTGAGAACCACTGGCAACACCAGTGGTGCAAACGCGACTGCTTCATCACCATGGGGATGGACAGCCAACCGGTTGCCGGTCATCTTGCTCAGGCTGGAGTGGCACGGTTCATGGTGTTTGAGAAGGGGCCATGGGCCGCTGATCAGTTCCTGATGGAGTGGCTCACCTATTGCGTCAACTCCCGGGCCAACACCTTCGACCCGTCCCAGTACGGTGAGGAGCGTCCTGGGTTCATCGAGCACCGGGCTGAGCAGGCGATCATGACCAACCTCGCCTACAAATACGGCCTCAGGCTGTACCGCGAGGCGTGCGGGGCGGGCGAGAGCATTGACCGCGACCGTCACCTATACCCTCAGCTGTTCGTGCAGGTGGACGTCCCGGGCGAGAAGGTGAGCACCGAACCGTTGGGCAGTTCATTCGCTGATGTTCCATACCCATGTTGACCACCGCCACTCTCATACCGGCGTTCGTCATCTATTGCCCGCACCTGAACCGCGACATCAGGGGCATCCTGAAGCATGTTCACCACCCCCGCATATTCACCGGGTTTCCGACCCAGCGGGGTGAGGACGGGTGCCTGGAGTCGCATAAGGCGATCATCCGGTGGGCAAGGGACAACGACCACCCGGCGGTTTGGGTGATCGAGGACGACTGCGAGTTCACCCCCCGGTTCAATGCCGCTCAGTGGCAGGCTGACGGGGTGTGGGCGCAAGCCAATGGGTTTGGAGCGATGACCGGCGGGGTGGTCAGGACTTGGGGGGCGAAGCTAGCCCGCATCGGGCTGGTGTCGGTCGATAGCTTCTGTAGCGCCCACTGCATGCTTTACCTTGCCGCCAACGACGGCTACACCCGCGCACTGGCTGCCGTCCAGCCCTATGACCAGACTCTCGGGCCTGCGCTGGTGCAGTTCCCGTTCGTTGCCGTTCAGGCCCCCAGCTTCAGCGGTATCCTGAAGCGCGACGTCAACTATGTCCCCGACTACTGGGCCTGGGAAGACGAATTGAGGAGTCAACTGCAATGAACGTCGTCACCGTCATCATTCCAACCATCGGGCGGCTGAGCCTGGACCGCACGCTGGACTCGGTTATGTGTCAACTGAGGCCGGACGACAGGGTGATGGTGGTCGGTGACGGGTACCAACCCCTTTCCCGCGACCAGTGCAACAAGCGGGGTCCGCAGGTGGCATACGGCGAAATCAACCCACCTGCCCACAACTGGGGGCACAACCAGCGCAACTGGGCGATGCGTCAGGCGTCAGGCACCCACATCGCGTTCCTGGACGACGACGACATATGGGTCCCCGGGGCGAGGGAGGCGTTGGAGGTGGCGGCGCCCATCCCGACCATCTACCGCATGCGTATCCCGAACAATGGCATGCTGTGGCGGCGCCCGCATCTGCAGGAAGGCAACGTCGGCACCCCGATGATCGTGGTACCCAACGTGCCCGAGCGCTTCGGGGTGTGGGGCGACAGATACGAGGGCGACTTCGACTTCATCAGTTCAACGGTTGCGGCATGGGGCGGTAATGTAGAGTGGCGCGAAGAGTTCCTGTGCCATGTGCGGCCTGACCTGGACGTCCACGCCTGATGGCCAAGACCGTCGCCGCCGCCCGCATACACGACCCGATAGCCGAGGACGTTGCCTTCGACGCGCTCATCCGTGCCCTCAACCACAACCCCAGGGAGGTCATCCGGCCGCTGCCCGACATAGCCAAGGTGGAGGATGAGGCGGAGGAGATGGCGCTGTCGTTGCGCAAGTTCATTCCCGGGGCGTGGCCAGCGGTCGAGCCCGCGATATTCATCCCCAACTGGCATATCGACGCTATTGCCGAGCACCTTGAGGCGGTGTCGGCCGGTGACATCCTCGACCTGCTGATTACGATGCCGCCCCGGCACTCGAAGTCGTTGCTGGTATCGGTGCTGTGGCCCGTGTGGGAGTGGCTGCAGCTGCCATCATACCGCTGGGTGTTTGCGTCCTATTCCTTCACCCTGAGCTTGCGTGACAGCGTGAAGCGCCGTACTCTGCTGCGCTCGCCTTGGTTCATGGAGCGATGGGCGGACCGGTTCACCCTGCTCAAGGAGCAGAATACCAAGATCAGGTACGAGAACGACCACCATGGGTTCATGCTGGCCTCGTCGGTTGGGGGGTCCAACACCGGGGAGGGCGGAGAGCGCATCATCGCGGACGACCCGCACAACATCAAGAAGATTGAGAGCGAGGACGTCCGCATCGACACCGTGAACTGGTGGAATATCGTGATGTCCACCCGGCGCAATACCCTGACATCTGCTAGGGTGGTAGTTCAGCAGCGGGTGCACGAGGCCGACGTCGCGGGCGACATCATGGAGAAGGGCGGGTACGTCCACCTCAACCTGCCTACCGAGTTCGGGTTCGGCGGCGGTCAGCGGTGCAAGACAGGGTGGACGGTTGCGGCAACAGGGCTCGAGCATCACTGGGAGGACCCGAGGCAGGAGGTTGGTGAGCTTCTCAACCCCAAGAGGTTCGATACCGTCGCCAACGACAAGGCCAAGATAACCCTAGGCGACTACCAGTATGCTGCCCAGCACGGCCAGAACCCGACGCCGCCCAGCGGTAGTATCATCCAACGGGCGTGGCTGCGCTTCTACGGCGGCCCGACCCCGATACCGGTGCCCGACTGGCTTCGTGCTACCAACCCGATGACCCCGCTGCTGTCCCTAGACTGCACGTTCAAGGACAAGAAGGACACCGACTACGTGGCGGGCCTCGGGTGGGCACAGTTCGGGTCCGACATCTACCTGATGCCTCAGTGCATTCATGACCGGCTGAGCTTCACCGGCACCATCGACGCCCTTGCCGAGATGACGGGCGGCAAGTCATTGGATGGCACAAAGAAATTCGACGGCATCTACCCCTTCCTGCGCATAAAGCTGGTTGAGGACAAGGCGAACGGCAGCGCCGTCCTCGATACCATGCGGCACCAGATACCCGGGATGGTGGCGTACGAGCCCGGCAACAACAGCAAGGAAGCAAGGTTGCAGGCGGCCAGCTGGCGGTTCAGGGCAGGCAACATCTACCTTCCTCACCCGGTGATTGCCCCGTGGGTCAACGACTACATCTACGAGCTTTGCGCATTCCCCAAGGCGCGGCGCGACGACTATGTTGACTCCACCTCGCAGGCGTTGCTCTGGATAGGCGGCGACCCGAACGAGGCGGAGGGTGCCCCTGCCGGGGTCGAACAGGAGTCAACCTGGATGGTGGAGGGGCTGGGGATGTCGGTCGGGGCGTCGGGCGGCGATGTCCCCCAACACCTGGGTAGGTCGGCGGCGGATGACGGCGACCCGGCGGCCATCGGCGGCGACGTCAGCAAGTGGAAAATAGGGGATGACAGCGGCAACAGGCGGCGTTCAAGGTGGAGGATGTAATGGGCAGGAAGAAGGATAAGGTCAATAGGAAGAAGTCGCGGTGGGGGTACAGGCCATCGAAGAAGACGCTGCGCGATTACGTGCGCGAGGCGGCCCGCGATACAGCGGCCCGTGTGCCGCCGCCCATATCCAATAGGGAGCGACTGAACTCGTTCCTGTTGATGCTGGTGCGCGACGTCGTACCGTACGGCCGGGTGGAGGACATCATCAGCACCCTCGATACCCTGCTGCCCGCACATCGCGGTACTCATCGGTACGCCAACCCCCACTCCGACGCCTACATCCGTGACCTGTCCAACAGACTGTGGAGGGATTGATGGATTCCGACTGCGAGATGGGCATGAGCGGCGCCCGACCGATGCGGATACTGTTCGTGTGGCCGGTGTGCCGGTTCAGTGTGTGGGACGTCGCACGCGGCTACAGGTCGGCCCTGACCCGGCTGGTTGGCGACACCAACATCAGCGACTACTTCCTCGACAAGCACTTCGCTTACCACCAGAAGGCTATTCCAGAGGATGCCCAGAACGAGATCGTTCTGTCGAAGATGGCGAGCGAGAACATCCTCAACGAAGCGCTGTACATGTTCGCGGACATCGTGATCGTCGTCGCGGGCCTCAACCTCCACCCGCTTGCCCTGTGGGGCCTGCGCCGCGCCGGTATCGCTGCCTGCACCATCCTCACCGAGTCGCCATACGAGGATGTCAACCAAGCCGACTGGGCGAGCGTCTATCCCGAAATGGTCATCGCGACCACCGAGCGTTCCTCGCTGAAGGCGTTTCCCAACTGGCACTACGTTCCGCACGCCTTCGACCCCGCCTACCATCAACCGGCCGCACGCAGTCCGGAGTACGCCTGCGACGTCCTCATGGTCGGCACCGGCTGGCCGGAACGTCAGCGTCTGCTGGAGAAGGTCGATTGGGCGGGCATCGACCTCAAGCTGTTCGGCATATGGGGCGGCATCACGCCATCCTCACCCCTCCACAAGTTCTACCCGGGTGGCACCTTGATCGACAACCGCCTCATCACCCAGCGGTATTGCTCCGCCAAGGTGTGCTTGAACATCCATAGGCCACACGCAACCGCCGAGAGTCTCGGGCCGCGAGCCTACGAACTGGCGGCGTGCGGAGCGTTCCAAATCTGCGACCGGCGACCGGAGGTCACCGAGGTGTTTGGTGACGCAGTACCGACCGTTGATGTCTCCTCCCGCGACGCCCACATCCACCTCGAACACCACATCCGCTGGGCACTGGAGCACCCCGACGAACGGTTGATGATGGCGCTGAGGGCAAAGGATAGGGTACAATCGCATACATTCGACAACAGAGCACGGCGGCTGCTGGAGGCAGTGGCCCCGGCGATCGGGTCGGCTGTCCCGCACCCGCAACAGTCGGACAGCATCGACCCAGTGAGCCGGATGTTGACGGTACCGGCGGAGTTCAGGAAGATGGGAACTGACGACGGCATCGAGGAGTGGAATCTGGCGAAGATGGAAGAGGTCAAGGGCGGGGCAACGCAGCAGGCATGAGAAGGCAGTAACCACAATGGCAAAGCGAACAGTATCCAAGGCCGCCTACGGTCCGCCGTCAACCGATGCCCTCGCCGGGCAGGCGGGGAGGGCTGAAGCGGGCGTCACGGGTCCGCCTTCACCCGACACCGGCCACGATGTCACCGCGTACGAAACGTATGGCATCAGCGGCCTTGCCCGCTACGGTGCCATCAGCCGCGTGTACGAGGAGTTCCTACGCGAACTCCAAGGCCCGCAAGGGATGAAGAACTACCGCGAGATGATGGACAACGACCCGGTGGTCGGCGCCATCCTGTTCGCTGCCAACCACCTCTGCCGCAAGGTGTCATTCCGGTTCAAGCCTGCCAACGACACCCAGCAGGCCAAGTGGGTTGCGGCCAAGGTCGGGTCCATGATATTCGACGACATGGACTCCACTTGGCCCGAAACCCTCAGCGAGATCCTGACCATGTTGCCGTTCGGCTGGGCGCTGATGGAGTGGAGGATAAAGCGGCGGCTGGGTATGTCGCCGCCCACCAACCCGGCACCCCCGCCGCTGGGGTCGGCTGGTATCGGTGGCATCGGCTACCCGGTGTCCACTTTCGCGCCGTCCCGGTTCGAGGATGGGCTCATCGGATTCCGCAGCTGGTCCCTGCGGTCCCAGGAAACGCTGTTCATGTGGGAGTTCGACACCGACTCCAACGCCACCGTGATGCAGCAGATGGCGCCGCCGGACTACCGCGTTCGCCGCATCCCGATGACCAAGGCATTCCTGTTCCGCACCCAGGTTGCCAAGAACAACCCCGAGGGCCGGTCCATCATCCGCAACTGCTGGCCCAGCTACTACATCAAGAAGAACCTGCAGGTCATCGAGGGTATCGGGGTCGAGCGCGAACTCGCCGGTTACCCGGTTATCAAGATGGCCGAGCCCGACACCCAGCGCGGCCTGATGCCGCCCGACATCTGGAACCCGAAGAAGCCTGAGATGGTCGGGCTGCTGGCGGGCCTCAAGCAGATGGTACGGTCGGTGAGGATGGACGAGCAGATGGGGATGGTGCTGCCGTGGTGGGCAGACTTCAAGTTGGTGTCCACTGGGGGCAGGCGCAACTTCGACACCAACGGCATCATCGGCCGATACGACCAGCGGATCGCGATGTCGGTGATGGCCGACTTCATCATGCTGGGACACGAGGCGGTGGGGTCCAAGGCCCTGGCGTCCACGAAGATTTCGCTGTTCACTTCCGCCCTGTCCAGCTTCCTCGACAATGGCTGCGCGGTGGTCAACAGGCACGCGGTACCGACCCTGATGCAGTTCAATGGGTGGCCGCAGGAACTGGCCCCGGTGATGGAGCACGGGGATGTGGAGAGCGTCAACCTGCAGGAGTTGGGGGCGTTCATCAGGGATATCACCGGCAAGAACGTATCCGGCGCCTTCGACCCGCTGTCCCTGCCGGACGTTCAGGCCGCCTTGCTCCAGACCGCCAAGCTGCCGACCGCTGGTATCAAGTCGTCCATCGGTGGGGTGGGAGACGCGAAGATGGGAGAGGGTGACTCCACGGGCGGCGGCGGGCCGGTTGCGGCACCCGAGGCGGCGATGGGGCCGCTGGCGGCGTTGAGCGCGACATAAGGAGGCTGGAATGGCAGGCGGTATGATAGGCATGGCGTCGGGCGAGTCCCTTCGCTTCTCGCAGTTCGTTACATCCATCTACGGGCTCACGCGTCCGCCCAATACCGTGTTCATGCAGTCCATCGGGTTCTCGGTGGCGACCAACTGGAACATCATCGCACGCACGTTCCTCCGCCATCCTGACAAGCTCGACTGGCTGCTACTGGTGGAGGATGACCACCTCCTCCCCCAGGACACCATCATCCGGATGTTGGCGCACGACGTCGATATCGTGTCGGCGCTGTACGTCCAGCGGGTGGCGCCGTTCGGGGCGTGCGTGTTCGACAGGGTAGAGGAGGGCACCGGCCGAGTGTTCAACCGCATCTTGCGCAAGGGCGACCGGGGGCTGGTCCCGGTGATGGCGGTTGGCGGCGGGTGCCTGCTCATCAAGCGGCGGGTGCTGGAGGTCATCGGTGACCCGTGGTGGGACTACGGCCATACGGCGTTCCCCGACGCCTGCAACCACGACATCAACTTCAGCAGGCGGGTGAGGGAGGCGGGTTTCCAAATCTGGTGTGACCTGGAACTCGCCATCGAGCACATGGTCATCATGCCGGTCAAGCCGTTCCGCAAGGCTGACGGCACGTGGCGCACCAAGCTGTCAACCGGCGCAACGGGGATTGAGGTAGGAGCGGCATCGGATACCGAGCCGGGGGAAACTGACCCGGCGGAGGACCTGCTGTGAACAAGAAGCAAGCCGACAACGAGCGCGAAATCCGCAAGGGGCTGGGGCGCAGGCTGGGGGTGGAGTTCTGTACCGACGACGAGTTGCAGACCGAGTTCGACAAGGCACAGGGGGAGATAGAGGCGCAGGCCACGGGGGTGGCCAAGCGATCGCCCACCGTGCCGCCCGAGGGCGAGGGGGTGACCGTTGGTGACATCATCCGCAAGTGCAACGACGTCAACCAGACCCTCAGCCGCCGTCACCCGCACGCTCACCTGCTTTACATGTGCGCGTCCGCCCTCGACCAGTTGGTGAAGCGTCTGGCCCGATACGAGGACCCGGCAACCGGCCAGCCGCTGCAGACGCCGGGAAAGGTGAACTGACATGGGAGCCAACGACAACAAGCAGCTGGCCGCCCAGCCCGCCATGGAGCGCCTGTTCACGATTCGCGAGATCGCGGCGGCGTTCCATGTCAGCGAGGAAACAATCCGCCTGTGGATCAAGCAGGGGGACATTCCGTACATCGAGGTAGGGCCGTCCAGGTTGAAGCGCCTACGGCCCCGGGACCTGCTCAGCAAGGACGCGGCGGACGGCATGCCGACCGCGAAACCGAAAGGATAGTACCATGGCATCGACCAAGGGCGGCAACCGGGGGCGGGTGCGGCGCAACACCGTCACCCGCAAAGTAGGCGTCGGCCGCAAGCGCAAGGATATCACCGCCAGCGGGACCGACAACGCCATCCGCAATGTCCTGCTGGATGAGAAGCACCGCCAGCAGAACGAGGTGCTGTCGATCCTGGACACCCTCCGCCGCACCCGCAAGTCCCGGGGCGGGGTAGGGGCGCCGCTGGACATGCCCCGGCATCTGGCAAAGGAAGCGGACAACACCATCCTCGTCACGGACGCCCTCGATGTCGTTGTTAAAGCTGACTGACGGCGCCCTTCGCGGGTTCCGGTATCAGACCCGGGCGATCAACGGCGTGCAGGCAATGCTCACTATTCACCAGACGGCGGCGGTCCTGGGCGTCAACCCCATGACCGTCCGCCGCTGGATACGCAAGCGCTGGTTGCCCGCCATCCGGTTGGGGCCTCAGACGGTGCGCATCAGGATTGCTGACGTCCGCGCCCTGCGCCGGGCGATGCAGGAATATCACAACGGCAAACCGTTCCCACAGTCCGTCGATGACCGGCTGGGCACCATGGCCCGGTTCCTGTCCTCCGTGCCGCGCCTGAAGTCGCCCCGCCTCCGCTCGCCGTCTCCCCTGGACTACCTCTAAGGCCGTCTCTACCCTCCCAGACTATATACACGCCCCGGGGGCCACCTTCCTATTCCGGTAAACTTGCGGGCTACAACACATGCCTGCACCGGTCGGCGCCCCCGCGCCCTTCACCATAGCCAAGCTGGATGCTGCCGAACATCTGGTGTTCGGGTACGCGAATGTGTCGGTGGCCAAGCGCACCGGCGACGTCATCGTTGACCTACAGGGCGACCGCATCGAACCCGCCGACCTGGAAAAGGGAGCATACGATTACGTCATGTTCTCCCGTGAGGCCGACGAGATGCACCGGGGCGGAGTGAAGGGCCAGCTGGTCGAGTCGATGGTGTTCACACCTGAGAAGCTTCGCGCCATGGCCACCGATACAGTGACCGGCGAAGTGGACCACGAGGGCCTTGAGGTCCTCAAGCGGCTATTCCCGCCCCGGTGGTGGGTGGGATACAAGCTGGACCCCGATGCCTTCGACGGCGTGGTGTCCGGCAAGTACACCATGTTCTCTATCGCAGGCGAGGCGGAGGCGGTCTGATGGCTCGCACCCTCACCAACCTCAAGTTCAAGCGTGTGGCACTGGTCGATCGCGGCGCCAACTTCGACAAGGCGACGGGCGACGGCGCCCACATCATGCTGTTCAAGCGGGACGACACGGCGAAGTCGGCCCCGGGCCTCGCCAGCGTGCACGTCGATTCACCGGAGTGGGACGTCCAGGACGCCGACGACTACGAGAAGGCCGACCTGTCGGGCGACTCCCGCCGTGCTCTACCTGATTCCGCATTCGCCGCCGTCTGGACCGACGCCGAGGGCAAGAAGCACCGCAAGCTGCCCATTCACGACGCGGGCCACCTCGCCGCTGCCCGGGGCAGAGTGGACGGCGCCGATATCCCGGCAGACGTCAAGGCTGCTGCCCGCCGCAAAATCGATGAACGCACTTCCGCATCCACCAGCCACAAGGAGAAGCGCATGACCTTCCGTGACCTTCTGAAGAAGTTTGCCGGGCTCGCTGCCGAACCCGACGACACCAAGCGGGCCGCCGCAGCCGACGCACTGTCCAAGGCGATCGATGACCCCAACACCCCGGAACACGCAGCGGCGACGGGTGCTCATAGCAGCGGCAGCGGTCCGGGGATGCACCCGGCGCACCTCACCGCCCTCAAGGCCCAGCGGGACAACATCGCGAACATGATGAAGGAGTACGGGGACGGCCCGCACCCGGACGGCCACCCGGTGCACGCCATGAAGGCGATGCACGACGACATGTGCAAGGCGATCGCCGCGCACGAGAGCCCGGGCAACAACGCGGGCGGACCGATCAACAAGGAGGCCAGGATGCAACCGGTCGAAGTCGAAAAGGCCATCAAGGCCGCCACCACGGAACTGGAGAAGCGGCTGAACGAGGCCGAGACGCTGCTCAAGTCCGAGCGCAACACCCGTCTCGATCGCGAGATGGTAACGCTGCTCAAGCAGTTCCGCGCCACCCCGCTGCTGCTCGACCTCGCGGACCCCAACAACGACGTCGCCAAGTTCCGCAAGATGCAGGACACCGACCCGGCGGGTTTCGAGCGCACCATCCAGCTGCTCAAGGCGACCGACGCCCAGCTGGTCGGTTCGGGCGCGTTCCGCAACATCGGCGTGCCCGGCGCGGGCGGCGGCGCGGGTTCGGCCGAGGCCCAGCTGCTGGCCAAGGCGGACACCCTGATCGAGAAGTCGGCCACCCCGATGACCAAGGAACAGGCGTTCGAGAAGGTCAGCCTGGACAACCCCAAGCTGGTGTGGCAGTACCGGAAGGAACAGAACGAGGCGATGGCCGCCCACTGAGCCCAAGGCAACCGCACATCAACATAGCAGTTTGCAGGCCCTAGGGCCAGAACAAGGAGACTCGAAATGGGTGCTTTCCAGGGGGCAATGCCGGTCAAGCTGTCGGGCGCCATCGCGGGCACCGGGCTCACCGCCGCAACCGCCCAGTACAAGTTCGTGAAGCTCAACGCCGACAATCAGGTCATCCTGTGCACGGCGGCGACGGACGTCCCGGTCGGCGTCCTGCAGGCCCCGGCGGTTTCGGTGTCCGGCGATGCGGTGGACGTCACGGTCGTCGGGGAGACGATGCTGCAGGCCGATGCCGCCCTCGTCGCTGGCAACCTCATCGGCACCTCCAACGACGGTCAGGCGGCGTCGTACGCCCCGGGCACCGCGACGACCAACTACGTCGTCGGCATGGTCATCAGCGCGGCGGGCGGAGCGTCCAGCGCGGGCAACCTCGTCACTGCGGTCGTCAACTGCGCCAACCCGCACCGGGCGGCGTAGAGGAGCGGGCAAACAGGGGCGCCCAGCCGCTGGCACAGGGCGGGCGCCCTCAACCCATTGATCGTTCACAGCCTTAAGGAGAAGCTCGATGCCCAGCCCGTACCTCACTCAAGTTCACGTGGACCGACCGCTGAGCAACATGTCGGTCGCGTACATCCAGTCGCAGGAAGCCTTCATCAGCGGCAAGGTGTTCCCGACCGTCCCGGTGGACAAGAAGAGCGACCGCTACTTCCTGTACACCAAGGACGACTGGTTCCGTGACGACGCTCAGCTGCGAGCACCCAACACCGAGTCGGCGGGCGGCGGGTACGACATCGACAACACCCCGTCGTACACCTGCCTCGTCTACTCGTACCACAAGGACATCGACGAGCAGGAGGAAGCGAACAGCGACATCCCGCTCAACCCGGAGCGCGATGCCACCCGGTTCGTCGCCCGCAAACTCCTCATCCGCGAGGAGATTCAGTGGGTGAGCGACTACTTCACCACCGGCAAGTGGACGGGAAGCTCCACCGGCACCGACATCACGGTGAGCGTGGTCTGGAACGACCCGACGTCCACCCCGATCGAGGACGTTCAGGTCGAGGCCGCCGCCATTCTGACCAACACCGGGTTCGACCCCAACACCTTCGTCCTCGGGTTCCAGGTGTACCAGAAGCTCATCCGGCACCCGGACGTCATCGACCTCATCAAGTACGGCGCGGGTCCCGGCAACCCGGCCATCGCGAACGAGGCGGCGCTGGCGAAGATCTTCAGCGTCGAGCGCGTGCTGGTGTCGAAGTCCGTCAAGAACACGGCGCCGAAGACCCCGGGCTCGACCACCTTCACCGGGGCGCTCACGGCGGGCAAGAACGCCCTCCTCTGCTACGTCGCCGGATCGCCCTCCATCATGGAGCCGACCGCAGGTTACGTGTTCATGTGGAAGGGCATCAGCCGGGGCCTCGGGACGACCATCGGGTCGTACCGCATTCCGATGCCGTGGCTGGGCCTGGAAACGGTCCGGGTCGAGAGCGAGATCGCGTTCGCGGACAAGCTGGTCGGTGCCGACCTCGGGTCGTTCTTCTCGGCAGTCGTCACGTAATCGACGGCGACAGCGGCGAGCGCAGCATAAGGTTGGTGGGGGACGGGCTGATGGGAACTTGGTTTCCCCGAGCCAAGGTAGCCAGCCCCCACCAATCAACGTAGGCGGGCAGCAAACAGGGAGGGCGGCATGGCTCTCGATGTGAACGACGACGTTGCAGACATTCTCCAGGGCCGCCAGCTGGTGGCCATCAAGACATTCACGATGGGCGGGACGAACTACAACCGGGGCGACGTCGTGGACGTCACCGGCCTGTCACCCGCCAAGGTCAGTCAGCTGCTCGACCAGCGGTGGTTGAGGCTGGGCGACCCGGTATCCGCATCCGCCAAATCAGGCAAGCGTAAATAGCGGCCACCCCTCGGGCAAGTCTCCGGATGGCGGCCAATCACGGTCGATGTGAAGGAGAGCACAAATGGCAGAAGCAACCAAAGGCAATGGATGGAGCGCCTCGACGTTCTTTGTCGGGGACAAGGTGAACGGCAGCGCCGCGATCAGCACGTTCACCGGCACCATCAACACAGGCACGACCTTCGCCAACACCCCGAAGGCGAACCCCGGGTCGCTCCTGCTGGACCTGACCGGCAAGAAGCTGTACATCAATACCGGCACCAAGGCCAGCCCGACCTGGACGGTTGTTGGGTCGCAGTCGTAGGGGGCGACCGATGAAAATCCGATTCGCGTCCATAGCGCTTCTCATCGCGTTGCTGGCGTCGGGGGTAGCCCGGGCTCAGTCGATCGACCTCGTTCGACCGCTCACGGCTACCGCAACCCTGACCACCGGCACCTGTTCCGGCACATCCATTTCCGCCACCGGCTGCATCGGCCTCAACCTCGCCGGTTACCAGCACGTGGCGGTGCAGATTACCGGGACCTGGACCGGCACCATCACGTTCGAAATCAGCTTGGATGGCGGCACCACCTGGGTCACCCAGAACATGTTGCCGTCCACCGGCACCCAAACGGCGGTTACGACCACGACCGCAAACGGGGTGTGGTACTCCACTCAGCTGGTGGCGTCGCAATTCAGGGCGAGGTTCAGCACCGCCACAACGCCGCCTGTGGTGGTGTGGGTTCGAGCGTCGATGTAGCTGACTGAGGCAGTCAATGACCTGGACATACGACCCGACCAAATTCAACGACGCCACCGCAAGCACGTACTATCCGCCTGCGACGTTGGGCCAGTTGATGCAGGTGCGGTTCCTTGTCCAGGACAACCAGACTGCCCGTCAGCTGCTGGACGACAACGAGATCTATTGGACTCTCACCGAGGAGGCCAACGTCTTCATGGCCGCCGCTGCCTGCTGCGACCAGCTGGTGTCCCGTGCCGGGTCGATCAAGTCCAAGCAGATTAGCGAGTTCAAGATCGCGTACGACCCGATGTTCTATCGGGCGCTGGCCGCCTCGTTGCGTGCTCGTGGGGCGTACTATCAAATACCGTACGCTGGGGGTATCTCCATCACCGACAAGGAGGCCCAACAGGCGCAGACCGACTGGGTGGCACCCGCGATTTCAAGGGGGTTGGACGACAACCCGGCGGCGCCGAAGCCGTCCACCCCATCATCCAACCCGTTGACGACCATCTAGCGCCATGGGTACACCAGACGTCAACGAGTGGGCGGATTTCATGCCGCAGGTGGTCACACGCGAGCCGTGGACCAGCTACAAGGACGGCGGCAGCAACTCGAATTACGGGACCGCCATCCCAAACATCCAGTGCCGCATCGAGATGAAGAACCATCTGGTGGTGGACAAGGACGGCAAGGTCGTCACCGCACGCGGGCGGGTGTTCCTGCTGTCAACCACCATCCCCGACATCAAGGACCGGTGGACGCTACCTGCCGGATATGTTCCCACCCAGCCGCCGGTACTGGGCGTCAACGTCGTGGACGACGAGTCCGGCAACCACCACATCACCTTGGAGATCGGCTGATGCAGCTGGGGGTCCACGTCGAAATCGGTGACTGGAACGAGCTATTCCAGTTCGCTGAGGAGGTGGACAAGAAGTGCCTTACCTCAGGCGGCCAGTCGCTGGTGGAGCTTGGCGAGCACATTGCCGAGGTCATCCGCGAACGGTATGTCCCCGTCGATGTGGGTCAGTCTGGCAACGAAAGGAAGAAGTTCGAACCCAGGCAGATTGCCTCAAACCGCCGCCTCAGGCGCGGCATGAAGAGGGCACAGGGTGGTACCCTACGCAAGAGCGTGGAGCTATCAGAGTACCAGATGGTCGGCAACGAGGCGTCCGTCACCATATCGGCGGGTGGTGAGGGTTCGGGGGCCGAGAAGTACGCTCTGGTCCAGCACGAGGCGACATGGTACCACCACACGGTCGGGCAGGCGAAGTACATCGAGATCCCGGTGACCGTCATCTGCGCCGAGAAGCTCGAAGACACGCTGGAAGACGCCGTTAACAAGGTTCTGTAATGCTGGGTCCTGAGATAACGGCGTATCTGGCAGCGGCCCCGTGGAGCCTTGGGGTGGTAGACACCTCGTTGTTCTACGACGAGGTGCCGCCCGACCCCGACACCATGATATCGATCGTGCAGTACGGGGCGGAACCCGATGAACCGGACTTGGGCATCGATGGCACCAAGACCCGGTACGAGACGCTCAGGTTTCAGGCAGTGACGAGGGGGGCAGCACGGGACAGCAACGCCTCGCAGCTGCTGTGCATCAACACACGCAAGGCTCTGGTGGCGGTAGTCAACCGTACCCTGTCTGGAGTGTACTACATTGGCATCGACTGCATCATGGCACCGGCCAAGATCGACATCGACGCCAATTTCCGGGTGTACTGGGCGGCCAGCTTTAGGGTAATGAAGGTCCCCAGCACGTCGTAACCGCTAGCGGCCTTGTAACGCAGTTTAAAGGGGGATAGAATGTCGTCAAACGCCATCCACGGAAAGGGAGCAATCGTTTACGCCAGCCCGGGCACAGGAGCCGCGCAGCCCCTGGCCGAGCAGGTGGACTGGGCACTCGACTACGAGCAGCCGCTCGTGGAAGTCACCCCCCTGAACAACACCTGGAAGAACTTCGTGAAGGGGTTGGCGGGGTGGACGATGGCGTGCTCAGGGAACTTCGACCCCGTTGGCAACATCCTGTGGTCGGCATCGATCGCCACCGGGAAGTCCAACATCTACCTCTATCCGTTGGGTGCCGCAGACATGACGCGGTACTACTACGGCACGGGTTGGATCGTTCTCGGGAAGATCGCGGCCGGGTCCACGTCCGCGAAGGCCAGTTCGTCCTTCAAGGCCACGGGCGACGATGCGCTGAGCGTCAGGTAAGCCGCCTGAGGGCGGGGGCTGAGGCATGAGCAGTCCTGCTACTATCACGGTTCGGGCCGCAAAGGGAGCACTGCTGGCGGAGTACCACCCCGCCGCAGTGCTCTCTGCGTGTCATGTCCAGCGGTCCGATGTAACCCTCAATAACCAACTGGCGTCGTTCTCCGCCCACATCACGGAGGCAAACGCATTCTGGGCCAACAGGTCCACCCGCCTGTCCCTCACCATGAGCCCGTCGGTATCGTGGGAGTGGCCTCTGCAGTGGGTGGTAATAAGCGGCGATAGAGTCGATGGGGTAGTGGTTGGCGACCCCGAGGTAGTAAGGCGATAGGGGGGCAGGCATGAGTCGCAATGTGTTCGTGGTGCCGGAAACCGTCCGAATCAACCTATCAGATGACGAGTGGATCGAGGTCAAGAAGGAACTCAACGTAGGCGAGGAGCGAAGGCACTTCAGTCTGGCGTCGGTATCGACCGTCATAGACGGTCGCGTCGTAGAACATACCGACTGGTCGATGTACGAAATCCTGCGAGCGCAGCTGTGGATGACCAAGTGGCACGTCCACGACGAGAACGGTGAGGTACCCCCGCTGTCGCTGGACGCCATCAAGGCGTTGACGGTGGATGTATTCGAGGAGATCAATCAGGCGATCATCAGCCACGCCACGGAGCAGGCAGAAATAAAAAAAGCACGGACGAATCCGAGGGGAACCAGCGCTACACCGATATCGCAGTAATGCGGTATATGGGGTGGAGTTGGGCGGATTTGATGAACGCTCCCCCGATGATAGTTCGGGACATAATCAAGCTGATAAACGAGGCGGCAGCGGAGTAACATAATGACAGATGTCGCCAAAGTAAGCGCACAGATAAAGCTCCAGCTGATAAGCGACGTCAAGGAGAAGATCGAGGCTGACAAGCAGCAGATTCTCCAACTCAAGTCTGTGCTTGAGGCCACCAACACCGGCGCCGCCGCCAAGGAGGCGACCACCGATCAGCTGAACAAGGCCACCCAGTCGCTGGCCGCCCACAACGAGGAGTTGAAGAAGTACAAGTCGTTGGCCACCGAGGCCACGGAGTCCGGCAGCGGGTTCGAGACTATGCTCAACCGCATGGCCGCCCGGCTGCTGGTGCTGTACGCCGTACGGGGGGCGCTGAAGTTCACCGAGGACACCATCGCGAACGTGGAGGCCCTGGAGCGGCTGAACGAGACGTCGGGCATATCGCTGCAGACGTTGCAGGTGCTGCAGGCCAACGGCAACGCGGTGGGCATGACCTTCCAGCAGGTGGGCAACGCCGTAAGCTTCTTTACGAAGCAGCTGGGCGAGGCCAAGAACTCCACCGTGGAAGTTATCAACGGCATGGGGCTGTCGTTCGAGAGGCTCATCGCGCAGAAGCCGGACGAGCGGTTCAGGGAAGTGGCGATGGCGGTCAACGACATTGTGGACCCCCTGGAGAAGGCCCGGGTGTCGATGGCCCTGTTCGGCACGGAGGGCATCGAGGCGGTCATCCAGCGGTTCACGTCGCTGAAGGATAGCTCAGCTGGCGTGGCCGCGAGCGTCATTGGGGACTGGGAATACATCATCAACTTCTGGAGGTCCAACATCCCCGACATCACCGGCTCGTTCGAGGAGGTGGTGAGCGTATTCCTGCGGCTATCCACTGCGTCCGCGCAGCTGGTGACCGGCGGCGGCAGCAGCGGCATCGCGGACTGGTTCAACCACATCAAGGATGCGGCGATTCTGTCGGCCGGTCAGGGTATCACCGGGTTCATCGCCGCACTCATCGAACTGGACAAGGTGAAGGAGGGCATGCACAAGGAAGACACGGTGCTGCTCAGCGATGCCCAGGTATATGATAAGGTAACCGGTGAACTTGTAGCCAAGACCCACGCGCTGACCGAGGCGCAACAGGCCGAACTGGACAACTGGTCGCAGCTAGGTATCGCCACCCTCGACGCCGCGCTGAAGATAGGCGTCACCCGCGAGCAGTGGGAAGCGTATCGCAAGACCATGATGATGGCCTTCGATGACCAGAAATCCCAGTTCACCGCCGCCAAGGTGCATTACCAGGGCCAGATCACCGACATCGAGATGCTGTCGGCGGCCGAACAGAAGAACTTCGGGACGACCAAGGAAGGGCTCGAGCTTAAGATCAGCGAGCTTCAGCAGATAGAGGTGCTGGAATCCCAGGCGCTGTCGGGCATCCTCAAGCGAGCGCAGCAGCTGACGCTGGAGGCTGAGAACATCACAGACGTCGGCAAGCGGACCAAGGCCCTACAGGACATCGAGGTCGAGGAGGCCCGGCTGATTGAGGACTTCCACAAGCGGCTGAGGCCGCTGATGCAGCAGCGCATGGACGACGAGAACCAGCTGTCGGCCATTGTGACCAAGGAGTCGCTGGCCGAGGAGGCGGCGGCGCAGGCGAATCTGGCGCGGTTCGGCGTCACCAAGACCAGCGAGGGTACCATACCCCTCGATCAGGCAAACGACCCGGTATTCAAGGCACAACAGGACCTGGAGTTTGCCAAGTCGCAGTACGCAGCGAACAAGATAGGCATCGACGCCCTGACGGCCGCAGAGAACAAGTTTGCCGACTCCCTGATGACGGTGGCCACCAACCAGGACAAGGTAAACGCCGCGCTCGGCAAGCCGCCGACCCTGATTGACAGCACCGCCAAGGCACTCGACAAGGTGACCGACTCAGCTGGCAAAGCGTCGCAGATGGTGGGAACGTTCGTCGGCAGCTACGGCCAGTGGGTTACCGGGCTAATGGGTGAGAAGATAGGTATGCTGGCCCCCGGGTCGCAGATAGGGATGCCACAGATTATCCCGACCCACGCCGCTGGCGGCCCCACCCGCGAGGGACCGGCCATGTTGCACGATGGCGAGTTCGTGGTGCCGCAGGGTGGGGCACTGGTCAAGAGCGGCGGCGGGTCGGTGGTCGTCAACATGGAAGTGCACGGCACGGTGATCAGTGAGGGGGAACTGAAGTCCAAAATACAGAAGGCGGTAGTGGAGGCAGCAAGCGGGTCGCGGAAGTTTAGTTCATCCAGCTAGAGGCTCAGTTAACCAATGCCTCAAGTATACCTCGACGGCAAACTGAACATCATGCGGCTGGGCGCTGGCCGCCTGAACTACTATAAGCCGTATGGCCTCGTCACGGTAGCCGGTACTAGGCGGGAGTCGAACGTATACCTCAACACCCTGTCGGTGGTTGACAACCTCGGGTCGTCTCCGTCTACCGCGTCGTTCAGGTGCTCGGGGTTCACCCCCGTGGCGGGCAACGACGTCAAGATAGGGTCCGGGTCCACCGCCAACCTGCTATTCGGCGGGGTGATCGATACCGTCACTCAGGTATACGAGGGCCGCAACCTAACGAATGTGGCGTACGATGTTACCTGCACCGACTACGCACGGCTGTTCAACCGGCGGCTGGTGTTCGGGCGATATCAGGGGATGTTTGCCGAGGCGATCGTCCGCACGATCGTAACAAACTTCTCGTCCGGGTTCACAGCAAATGGTGTTCAGTCCAACACCACGTTTGTGGCCGACATCTCGTTCAGCGGCGTTCCACCGCTGGACGCCCTCAACAGGTTGGCGCAGATGGCGGGCGCCAAAACCTACGTTGACAACAACAAGGACATATTCTTCGCCTCGTCCTACACCGTGCGCGACCCCGCCACCTTTACGACAGCGAACACCGAGAAGGGTGACGGGGCGTCATACAGCCACCAGACCGACATTCAACAGATACGTACCCGGGTGTACGTGACGGGCGGCGGGACATCAACCTCGTCTATTGCGGCCCCGGTCGGCTCTACCACCATCCTGGTTGAGGACCTTACACCCTTCTCCCCGACCGGCGGCACCATCGTGACCCCGGACGGCCAGATTATCACATACACCGCCTCCGGGGCTGTGTCGCCGCCAGCAGGTCAGGCGGTAACATTGAGGACCGGTGGCCTCAGGCCCATTGAGAGCATTACGCGCTCGGGGTCAACCGCGACGGTTACCACCGTCAGGGCTCACGGGTACTCGACGAACGACCTCGCAACTATCTCGGGGTGTAACCAGACGGAGTACAACGGCACTTTCAGCATCACCTTTGCCAGCAGCACCACGTTCACCTACACCGTCACCGGTACCCCAGCGACTCCCGCGACGGCATCGTCAAATACGCTGTCTGTCACGTCCATCAACCGGTCGTCGTCCATCGCCACCGTTATCACCTCGACGAACCACAACCTCGTCACGGGGCAGTATGTGGTTATCGCGGGGGCCGTTGAAACCCAATACAACGGTACTTTCCAGATAACGGTCACGAGCGCTACGTCCTTCCTGTACACCGTGAGCGGGTCGCCGTCCACCCCGGCGACGGGCACCATAACCGCCAACTTTGACTCGATGCTGGCAAACGTCAACATCGGGGGCGGGCCGGATGTCGGGGTGCACCGCTACGCATTTTCGTATTCGTCAAGCACGGGCGAGACAGCCATCAGCAGCGTCACCTTCGTCACCGTCTCGGCCGTCACCGTCCCGACTGCCCCGACTCTGACGAACTTGGCGGTAACGGGCGGGATTGGCACCGGGGCCTACACATACGTCATTACCTACAGCACGAGTGCTGGGGAGACGACAGCGGGGGCCACAGCTAGTGCAACGCTCGGGGTCATCACCTCCCCTGCTGCTGCTGGGGTTATTGCTGCAACGACGGCGGCGTCTGGAAACCTCGTTCCAGGGGGAACCTACAGCTACAAGAACACATACTATACTCCAACTGGGGAGACGGTTCTTGGGTCGGTGTCCTCAGCATCTATCAGCACCATTTCTCAGTCTGGAACGATATCGGTGGCGGCTGCTTCTGGTAGCGGGAACCTATCCCACGGGGGGAACTATTCCTATCAGATAACATACGTCAGCGCGACCGGTGAAACTACAGCGTTTGGGACCTCGGGAACTATCAGTTCTGCCCTTATCTCTCCCGGTTCACCAACATATACCTCGGAGACAACTGGAGGTTCGCTAACTATCGGGGCAACCTATTATTGGTGGGTATCCTACGTTACTGCCCACGGTGAGACGGCAGTTGGTGCTGGCGTCGGTCACATCATGACTGCCTCGAATACCAAAGTAACTATTGGTATTCCGGTTTCGGGTGATAACCGTGTTACTGCAAGAAAGGTTTATAGGATTCCAGGCAATCAATACGGCATCCCTAACAAT